TACGTGAATTGCATGGCCGAAGGTCAACAAGACGTCCCCGCTATGTTGGAACGCCTTACTCGTCCGCAGGTTGAGTCCATTAAGGCTTATATCTCGGACCCGATGACCGCTTCGAATATGCTTTCACGACCAGGTCAGGCGAAGACGTCTGAGAAGATGACCTCCGACCTGATCTATTACTACATGGTGGCATTCCAGATCCCCTTCGAGGCTGAGGAATGGCACCTGAACCGTTTGTTAATGCTGATCCGAATCTGCAACGCAAAGCAGAACGCGGGCCAGAAGACAAACGCTAAGAGCGCTGCATCGCAGCGTGCCGCACTGAATAGAGCCCGACGAGCTCGGGCAGGAAGTAGTGGATAATGGGCAAGAATGACCCCCAGATTCCCGCCGACGCACAGATTGCGCCCGGCCCGGATCCTCACGAGGACCACGATCGCGAGATCTTCGAAGGGAAGGTTTCCTGATGTCGAAGATCGATGAGGTTCTCAATCATGCCGCGTACCGAATCGGATACTACGCCCCGGACGATCCGGAGCCCGGTTCGGAGGCTGGTCGCTACTGCGCCAACAAGATGAATCAGCCTTGGCTGGCTGGTCCGTCCACGGCCATCTACTGGTGCATGTGCTTCGTGTCGATGGTCTTCGACATGGCAGGCATGGTCGGTGCAATCGGAGGTTTCTCCTACAACACCGACGTCACCAAGGGCCGTATGCGCAAGGTTCCGATCGAAGACGCCCAGCGCGGCGACATCGTCCTGTACGATTGGGACGAAGATGGCGCTACCGACCATGTCGGTATCGTTGAAGCCAATCTTGGTGGTGGTTGGCTTCAGACAATCGAGGGTAACACCTCGTCTTCCAACGCGGGTTCTCAGAGCGCCGGCAACGGTGTCTGGAGGCGCCAGCGCTACTACGGTATCGACTGTGTTCTTCGTCCCGACTGGGGCGCCGAAGGCGGTACTGAGGAAGACACCTCCTCGAACGATGCTAACGCGATGACCGATGGTTACTGGGGTCGTGCGGTTACGTATGCTCTCCAGGCATCCCTCGGTACTCCTGCCGACGGTATCGTGTCCAATCAGGACATCGAGAACGAGGACTACTTCCCGGCCGCAGGAACTGGCTGGGAGTGGGAGCATGATCCCGAAAGCGGTTCCGCAGTCATCGAAGCTCTCCAGGAGAAGCTGAAGTGTGAGGTCGACGGCATCGCTGGTGTCGAGACCATCACGGCGCTCCAGTGGCATCTCCGTGGCCTGGGTTACGATCTCACGTGCGACGGCTACTTCGGTCTCCGCACGGGTATCGCTCTCCAGGATGCCCTCAAGGCTGGCACTCTCTGGAGCTGATGTCAAAATGGCATCAATCGAGGTTCGGGGCAGCTACGCTAAGACTGAGCGGTGGTTGAACAAACTAGCTAAAGGCGATCTAGCGAGCACTCTAGACTCTCTGGGCCGTCGAGGCGTAGCTGCCCTGGCTTCGGCAACCCCCGCAGAAAGTGGTTTGACCGGTCGATCATGGAACTACCGAATCAAGCGCAGTTCCAAATCCGTGACGATCGAGTGGTATAACACCAACATCGTTAACGGCTTCCCGGTGGCTATTGGTCTACAGTACGGACATGGTACCGGTACTGGAGGCTACATAGCCGGGCAGGATTACATCAATCCAGCTATCAAACCCATATTCGACGACATCGAAAAGGCCATAGAAAGGGCGGTTAAGTAATGTCGACCTCTATCGAGGATAAGGTTGTAAGCCTTAAGTTTGACAACGCCCAATTCTCCAAGGGCGTTATGAGCTCTCAGAAGTCTCTGGAGCAGCTTAACAGGTCCCTTCAAATGAAGGGCGCCACTAAGGGTCTTGACGAGGTCGAAGGTCGAGCGAGTAGGTTTAATCTGGACACGCTGGCTGCAGCTCCTAAGGCTGTGGCTGGCGGGTTCAGCGTCATGGCAGGTGCCGCAGCAGTAGCCCTGGGCAATATTGCCTCTCAGGCTATTGCCACCGGTGCCACACTTCTCAATTCGTTTACGATGCAGCCCATCATGGACGGCTTCGGCGAGTACGAGACTAAGATGGGATCTATCCAGACCATCTTGGCCAACACCGCTTCCAAGGGTACGACCCTCTCACAGGTTACTAGTGCCCTTGACACCCTTAACACCTACGCCGACAAGACCATCTACAACTTCGCGGAGATGACTCACAACATCGGTCTCTTCACGAATGCGGGTCTTGGCGTCGAGGAATCGGCGTCGATGATTAAGGGTTTCTCGAACGCTGCTGCAGCTTCGGGAACCACCTCTTCGGCTGCGGCTAACGCTGCATACCAGCTTTCACAGGCGCTCTCTGCGGGTGAAATCAAGCTCATGGACTGGCGTTCTCTAACGAATGCCGGCATGGGTAATAAGAACATGCAGGAAGGTCTTATCCAGATTGCAGAGGCTATGGGTACGCTCGGTAAGGCGGGGGTCTCAGCCTCTAAGGTCCAGGAGGACTTTAACGAGAGCCTGTCTAAGGGCTGGCTCACCGCCGACGTCATGTCGAAGTACCTTCAGATCATGGCAGGCGATATTGATGCGGCCACCATGGCTGAAATGGGCCTTACCGAGGCTCAGATCGAGCAGTTCCAAGTTCAGCAGAAGAATGCCGAAGAAGCTGCAACGAAGGTTCGAACCTTCTCCCAGCTCGTCGGTACGATTCAGGAAACCGTCGGTTCGGGATGGGCGAAGACGTTCGAAATCCTTCTGGGTAATTTCGACGAGGCGTCCGAGCTGTTCACGAACATCAATAACGTTATTTCACCAATGGTGGATGCGATGTCTGATGCTCGAAACAACCTCCTGCAGGGATGGGTCGATCTCGGCGGTCGTAAGGACATCATCGACGGTCTATCTTCAGCGTTCAATACGTTCTCAAGCATTATTTCCACAATCGGTAATGCCTTCAACGAGATCTTCCCGCCGGTCACTGCCGAAAACCTCAAGAGTATTTCTGAGGGTTTCAAGAACCTGATGGAGTCTCTCAAGCCCAGCGAGGAAACTCTTAAGCGAATCGGTGAAGTTGCTAAGACTGTCTTCGCAGCGCTTAAGGCCGGAATGCAGATCGTCGGAGCTGCGTTCAAGATCGCTGGAGCAGCTATCGGCGGTGTCTTGTCATATATTGGCAAGGCATTCGGGATGATGAAAACCGATGAGATCGGTGAGAGTCTCGGATCATTTGCTGACAAGCTCTCCAAGTGGAAGGGTGCCGCTGACGCGGCCAAGTCCGCTGTCGAAGCTATCAACAAATTCTTCGACAACATGAAGGCTAAGCTGGATAACGCACGACCGAGCATCGAATCGTTCGGGACTGCTATTTCCAACTTCTTCAAGAAGTCGGAGTCTTCCAGCGAAGAAGGATCCTGGATCTCGAAGTTCGCAGAGAAGTGGAAGTCTGCGGTAACTACAGTTACCGACGCGATATCTAAGATGTCCCAGGCGATTTCCAATTTCTTCAAGCGAGATCTCAACAAGGCCGGAACCGGAACCGCTATCTGGGACTCGATCAAGAATGCGACAGCTAAGTTTATCGACTGGCTGTCGAATATCAACATCGGAGACCTACTGAAGGACGCGGTACAGATTGGCGGTCTTTCAGCTGTGTTTGTCGGACTAGTCAAGGTTCTCAAGTCTTTCGAGAACGTTGGGAAGTCCACCGAGGGCGTCTTTAAGTCTGTCCAGGGCATGTTCAATTCCTTCGGATCGATTGGTCAAGGTCTTGGAAACGCGCTTGGATCTGTTCAAGGAGCGCTTAAGGGTTTCGAGAACGATCTGAAGGCTAAGGCCCTTATCAAGATCGCCGGTGCCATCGGTATTCTCGCACTCTCGCTCCTGGTCATGTCGCTTATTCCGCTGACAGCACTTGCGGGTTCTGTCGGAGCTATGGGCGCCTCTATGGCAGCGCTTGTCGGAGGCCTTACGGTCCTGGACAAGTACTCCCATGACCCCAAGAAGGTTATGATGATGGCCAGCGCGCTTCTCATCATGGCCGGAGCAGTATTCGTAATGTCGATTGCAGCTAAGTACTTGGCTAACGTGGATACTGGATCTCTGATTGCATCCAGCACCGCGGTTATTACGCTCCTGGGCGCAATGGTCGGCATGACTCGAGTCATGAATGGTGCGGGTAAGAAGGCAACCAAGAACGTCATGCTCATGTTGGGTATGGCTATCGCGGTTAAGATCTTGGCGAAGGCTGTCGCGTCTATTGCGGAGCTATCGCCTGCCCAGATGGGGTATGGTACCCTGGTTATCGTGGCACTAATCGGTGCTATGACGGCCATGACCAGACTCGCCGGAAAGGGTAAGGGCGCCAAGACAGGTTCTCTGTTGAAGATGGTCGGTGTGGCAGTCGCAGTATATATTCTAGGTAAGTCTGTGGCTGAGTTGGGGTCCCTAGAGACTAACGCCCTCATCAAGGGTACTGTCGCAACAGCCGTGATCATCGGAGCCCTCACCCTATTCTCTAGGTTCTCTAAGATCAAGGGTGGATTCGGTCAGGCGTTGACATTTATTGCCATTGCCGGATCGGTCTATCTTATCGGAAAGACCGTCTCGGAATTGGGTACCCTCGAGCAGAGTCAGCTACAGAACGGCGTCATCGCCACGATGCTTATCATGGCCGCTATGATGGTCATGGTTAAGCTCACGGCCTCTGCCGGAGACCTGACGACAGCGTTCGCATCCGGAGTCTTCCTCGCGATCGCATATGCTGTCAAGACCATCGGCGAAGCCATCATGCAGCTCGGCGCTCTGGACCAGTCTTCGCTGATTCAGGGTGGAGTCGCTACCGCGCTTATTCTAGGCGTACTGGCAGCGATTGTAATGCTGATGGCGAACCTGACAAACCCTGCGGAACTGCTAGCTCAAGCAGTTATGTGGATCGCACTGGCGGCTACGATGTATATTATCGCGTCGTCTATCGCTATGCTCGCCGCATACCCGTGGGAATCCATCGCTGTCGCAGTTGTTGCTCTTCTCGGGGCGATGCTTGGTCTGGCATTGATTTCAATGCTCGCTCAAGGTAGCGTCGGTGGAGCTGCAGCAATGCTCATATTGTCGGTTGCCGTGGTTGCTCTGGCATTTGGTCTGTCTATTCTGGCCGGTATCGGTCTAGAAGGACTGGCTATTGCCATCGTCGCCCTGGCAGTCGCACTGGGAGTCCTGCTCCTTGCAGGTTTCCTTGCACAGATGGTAGCCCCCGGTCTTGCGATCTTGGCTGCAGCTATCCTGGCAATCGGTGTCGCATGTTTGATCGCCGGTGTCGGAGTTCTGATGCTTGGCGTCGGTATGGGTATGCTAGTCACAGCACTCATTGCTGCGGGAGCCGTGAGCGGATCCACTATCGTCAAAATGACAGCTGGACTAGTAGCATTCGCTGCAGCAGGCCTGCTAGCTGCACCAGCTGCGTTGGCTCTTGGTGCTGGTCTGTTGATGATGGGTATGGGTCTGATGCTAGGCGGCATTGGTATGCGGATTATGGCCGCAGCCATCAAGCCGTTTATTCAGGCAATCAACCAGGCAGATCAGATCGGCGTAATTGCAACTACGAAACTCGCAGGAGCAATTACTGCTATCGGTGGCGCTGCTACCGTGGCCGCACCAGGTATGATGCTGTTCGGTACTGGATTGGTCATGGCAGGCGTCGGTCTACTAGCATTTGCTGCAGGCGGTATTGCTGCAATGGCGGTTGCACCACTCCTTGGAATGGCGTTCTCTTCCGGCATCGATCAGCTGAATGCAGCTCTGGGACGCATGACTCCGGCAATAGCGAATTTCTCTACTGCGGCGTCTATGCTGTCTACGATTGCTACGACTCTCGGAACGAGTGTCAGCACGGCGTTCAACAGCATCACTTCGGCGATTGCATCCTGCATCCCGATGATTCTGGCATCGTGCGTGATGTTCCAAACTCTTGGAACCACGGTGGTGACCAATATTGTTACTGGTCTACAGACGGCAACACCCCAGATCACCATAGCGGTTACGACGCTCGTCATGACTCTGTTCACGACGTTCATCAGCCGCATGGCACTGGGACAGCCAATGGTCTACTCGGGTATGCTCGCGCTCGCGGGTCATATTTCGCTGGCCCTTGCTCGTATCACGGGTATGGTCCGTATGGCCATCAACAATTTGGTCTCCGACATGATGAGCGCTTTGTCGAGCGGACTTTCCAACCTCAGCAATTCGGTCTACGCCTCTGCAATGCAGACGGGTTACTGGATGGCTGAAGGCCTTCGCGTAGGTTTCACAAACCAGCGAGGTGCTTTGGTGGAGATGGCTCGTTCGACCGCAGCAGCAATGCTGGCAGCCGCCAACGCTGAGCTCCAAGTCCACTCACCTTCTAAGGCTTTCATGCGCACGGGTCACTGGGCGGCAGAGGGACTTAGGATCGGTTGGACTGACACCGCGGTTAAGGCCGTGGACGCAGTCTCCCGTACGGCCGAGGAGTTCGACGATGCGTTCCGCGACATTATCTCAGCCATCGACATGGACGAGATCTCCGATGACATCAACCCTGTCATCACACCTGTCCTAGACCTCTCCAAGGCGAAGGCAGGAGCTGACGATCTCCGATCGATGTTCGGTAAAGAGTCCTTCGGTGGCGTTCAGAACGCTGCTTCTGGAATCGGTACTCGACCTTCTGATCAGAGTAGTCAAAATGGCAGTCAAAAGACTGTCGTGTTCAACCAGTACAACACGTCCCCGAAGGCTCTTTCTGAAGCCGAGATCTATCGGCAGACGAAGTCTTCAATCTCTAGGATTGCAAGAGTATGATCTACACCATTGTCGCGACAAACGCGAAGGGTGACTCAGTTGAGCTGGACCTGGCCAATCCCTGGGCCGGAGGCATCGCAGTTGTTGGTGCTTCCGGCTTGGGGCCGGCCGATGGTACGATCAATACGGTCAACTTCGCAACTTCAGACGGAGCCCTCTTCAATTCATCGAGGATCAAGTCTCGAGACATCGAGCTACACCTCAAGTTCCTAGGCTCCGACATCGAAGAAGTTCGTCATCGTCTTCTTCGTTATTTCCGAGTTAAGCATCCAATCACGCTTGACTTCATCACTGACTATCGACACACCTACATTACAGGGTATGTCGAGAAGAACGAGATTGACATTTTCTCCAACAGTGAAGGTGCGGACATCACAATCGTGTGCCCCTATCCGTTCTTCAAACTTCGAGACCCGGCCAAGGGTAAGAACTCCGTACGATTCACGACCTCTACTCCGTCATTCGAATTCGAATTCCAAGACCCCGAAGCTAACACCCCCACGCTTATCTTCGGTGAGATGACGTCGACTGGAGAAACTATCTTGGTCTACGAAGGCGACGCTGATGCATCTACGATCGTGGATATTCAGTTCCTAGGCCCGGCCTCAGGTGTAAAGCTTTACAATACGACAACCCAGACTCGTATCAACATCGACACCAACGAGATTTCTCGACTCCTCGGCTCTACTATAAAGGCCGGAGACCGTCTGAGTATTTCCTCAGGTGTCGGTGACAAGTACGTCAGGGCATATCGTGATGGTAAGGTTTACAACGCTCTGAGTGCTCTGGATAGGGACTCCGACTGGATTTTCCTCACTCCCGGGGATAATCTGATCACGGTCCGAGCTGATACCGGCATCGACAACGTGTCGGCCATCATTTCCTTCGAAAACCTCTACGAAAGCATCTGATATGGAATTCCGTGTTCTAGACGAAAACTTCAATCAGGTGCATATTCTGGATGATTTCAAGAGCGCTATCTGGACGGACCGATTCTTCGAAGCGGGTGACTTCACAATCAAGCTACCGCTCACAGGTCGAAACAAATTCGAGATTCATATCGGTAGGTACGTGTGGAGCTCGTTGTCGAACCGGATCATGATGATCGAGAAGATCGTCATCGAATCCTCGGCAGACGATGGTTCGATCATGACTATTTCTGGACGCAGTCTGGAATACCTCATGACTCGACGGATCGTTTGGGGTATGCGTAGACTTCGTACGAGTCTCCATGAAGCCATCCGTGTCCTATTAGACGAGAACATGATCAACCCGTCAGACCCAAATAGGGCCATGAGTTGGCTCACCTGGGAATCCAACAACGTCGGCAAGATGGCTAAGACCTGGGTGGACGTTCAGTACACGGGTGATAACCTCTACACCGCGGTGACTGAGCTTATTTCCAAGTATCACGTCGGAATTGCGTTCCTGTACGATGGTCCGGGTAAGATTCGAGTGCGTCTCGAAGAGGGTGTAGATCGATCCTACAACCAGAACACTAACCCGTTTGTCGTATTCTCCCCGAAGTTCGACAACCTCATCTCTGGACGCTACGCTTCAGACATCACTTCGCTAAAAACCGTCGCTCTCGTCGGTGGTCCCGGTGAAGGCGCGGATCGAAAGTACGAAACCGTATCCAGCGGAACAACCTCGGGATGGAATCGGCGAGAGGTATTCATCAATGCCTCGTCAGTGCGTGATAAGGATGAGGACAACAACACGATTCCGGAGGCAACCGTTAGGGCAAACCTCCGTGAAGAAGGTACCTCGAAGCTCAACAAGTCTGAGAATCAGCATCTGATCGAATTCGATGGTGAAACGTCCGAGCATACCATGTATGTGTATGGTACGGACTACAACATCGGCGATCTCGTGCAGATTCAGGACGCTAACGGCTTCAACGTACCCACACGCCTCATCGAATTCATCCAATCTCAGGATAATTCAGAGGTTAAGTTCTACCCAACATTCAAACAAGATAGTACGAGGTCGTAGGAGTCAAAATGGCAGTAACTTCGGGATTCTTTAATTCTATCAACGGTGACCGGAAGTATAGTGCCGAACAGTTTGGCGCTATCTTCGACGGCGTTATCGTGGATGGAGTCTTCGCATCTGTCGGCGAGAAGTTCAAGGTTGTTCCTGCCGGTGGAAACACGGTTGAGATCGGCTCTGGACGAGCTTGGTTCCGACATGTGTGGATCTGGAACGACGCACCGATTCGTCTGGATCTCACCCCGGCAGATGTTCTCACAAACCGTATTGACACGATCGTCATCGAGATCGATACCCGAACCCAGAACCGTCGGGCGACCATCAAGGTGGTCGAAGGCGATCGTGCGTCTACGCCTCGCCGTAAGGACATGATCCGAGACGGTGGTGTATATCAGTATCCGATCGCAGACGTCTTCCGTAACTCGGGCGACCGTCAGATCCAGGCGAGAAACATCACGTACCTCGTCGGTACGGGTGATACGCCGTGGGTGACTGGTCCGCTACAGACGATCAACGCCACGGAAATCTTCGCTCGCTGGGACCGGACCATGAACGAGCAGAAGGCGGAGGCTCAGGCGGCCTACAACGAGGCCACCACCAACATGCGTAATGAGGCCTACGCTCTGCTCAATGATATTCAGGGTATGATCGGCGGTGACGCTCTCGGAGCTATGGCCGCTCAGATCATCGAACTGAAGCAGCGATTCGGCGACGACTCGAGCGGGTCGGTCCGATTCGACACGATCGAAGATCACTCAGGATCGTCGATTACGGATTCTAACAACCAGCCGATTCTCGGCAAGATCGTGTACAGGAGGGCTTAATGTCACGAGTACGAGACCTACCTAAGGTTACGACAGCATCTGCTGGAGACTACCTGCTTATTGACGGTCCTTCGGGCACCCGTGCCATCCTGGCCAATAAGATCGGTGGCGCGCCTAATGCTGCAGTGGGTCGTCAGTTCTCATGGACGGATCTTATTCGTCCGGGTGGGCTCACCCAGCGCAACAACATCGTCCGCATGGAGAACAAGGGTACGTTCGACTCTCGAGCCGTGCAGGTCCTGAACGACCACTCATATTCCACGCTCTTCCTGGGGGATTATTGGGATCTCCCTGGCGTGGGTAAGATCGTCGTCGCAGGGTTCAATTTAGCTCCGGGGGTTTCTTCGGATCACGTTATCCTTGCGGTTATTCCGTATTCGAACCTCACAGCTACCACGCAACAGGCGGCCAGCGAGGCTATTCGAGTCGGACAGATGATCACGAACAACCCAAGCTTCCGTGACCTGAAGACGAAGCAGTCGACTATCAACCGCCCCGGCGGAGTCGTGTGTCGGAACGCTCCGTTCTTCCCGCTAACGCTCGCTGAGGTCGGATACCCCAGTCCTCTAGAGGAGAATGTCACGTATATTCCTCTTCCTGGAGTACCGTGTCATACCCCCTCGAGCGTGACGACAGCGTCGGTCATCGAATCGAAGCTGGTCTCCATTGGTCCGGACCGGACTCTGAACACTACAACTCTTCAGCCGGTGATCACTGGCATTATCACAGGATGATATTATGGCAAAGTTTGACGCATATCCTAAGGCAGACACCGTTCTGCCTGACGACCTCCTGATCACGGATGGCACTCGCGGGACTAAGACTGTTAAGACCGGTGAGGCCATCTACAAGTTCCTGGAACCGATCCCGCAGATGCATAAGGTCATCTGGCGTGGTAAGAACCTCGGTAGTCGCTACACTTCGGAGCAGCAGGCTGCCGTGGCCAACGGTACCCTGACGGATATTTGGCTGGGCGACTACTGGGAGAAGGACGGCATCAAGTGGACGATTGTCGACTTTGAAGCCGCCAACCAGACCATGCAGGACCTCCCGTCGACCTACCTGACGGTCATGCCCGACCAGTCGATCGGTCGGTCTGAGATGCTTACAGGTGACGTCAACGTCGCCATGCAGGACACGCATATCTACAAGCACCTGGATACTTGGCAGCTGTACAAGTTCGAAGGCGTGTTCGGGTCATCGCATATTCTCGAGCACACCGTCTCGTTCGAGGGTGCTTGGGAAAACGGTAGCTGGGAAGCTATGCGTATCGGCGGACCTACCGGGTACCAGCGCATCAAGAAGAAGATCGTCCTGCCCACCGAGATCGACTGGTTTGGAACGCGCATCGTGAGTACCCTGGCGAATGAGCAGTGGTCCACTCAGACGACGTCGACCAAGCAGTTCGCCGCCTTCAGGTACGGATGGACGCCCAAGCTTCCGGATACGGTTGGTATCTGGCTCCATGCCCGAGCATCACAGCGTTACTACGGTTGCGTTCTAAAGAACGAGGGCATGATCATATCGACCTACAGCGTTCAGCATGGCGTGTGCCCGTACGTCTTCGTGCGGTGATCCGACTAACGGAAGGAGCTATATATGGATCCATGGATGCAAGTCTTGATATCCGTCAGTGTGGCTCTCATTTCCTCAAACGGAATCTGGGTCTACTTCAGCAAGAGGTCAGATAAGAACGATGCTACCACCAAACTGATGTTGGGTCTTGCTCATAATCAGATAATTGAGCAGGGTATGTTGTACATCGACCGGGGGTATGTTACTAAGGACGAGTATGAGGACTTTGTCAAGTACTTATATTCGCCCTACGCAGTCTTCGGGGGCAACGGTCTCGCGGAGAAGATTTTCAAGGAGGTCACAAACCTCCCGATTCGTCGAAAGGAAGACGATGACTGACAAGGTATACAACATTCTCAAGTACTGTGCGTTGGTGGCAATTCCGGCGATCGGTACATTCTACACCACGGTGGCTTCGCTGTGGGGGTGGTCCTACATCACGGAGACCAGCGGCACCATTCTGGCGATCGACACTCTGCTGGGTGCGTTCGTCGGTGTCTCTTCGGCCCGGTATCAGCCGGAGATGGATGGGGTTCTACACGTGAATCCCCACACCAAGGAGACGTACGCTGCGCTTACCACACCCACCGAGTCCGTCGTAGACAAGGGCACGATGCTTCTGAAGGTTCAGGAAAGCCCGGACATGTGACGCGCAGAAAAATCTAGGGGTATAGTGAGATCTACAGAAAGGATATCTCATGACCGATGAAAAGATCACCCTTGACGACATCGAGCAGGACATCATCAATCAAGTTTACAGCTTGGATGCTGACGATCCCAAGACGACCATCGCCATTGAGAACCTCAAGACTATCCACCAGATCAACGAAAAGCCCGACCCGGTTTCTCGTCGACTGGTCCCGTCTGGAGATTCGATCATTGGTGCTGTCGCTTCGATCGCAGGTATCCTAGCAGTGCTTAATTATGAGCAACTGCATCCGCTTGCGTCTAAGGCTGTCGGATTCATCTCTAAGATCCGCCTCTAGACCAAAAACTTAAGGACTCCTAAAAAACAGGGGTTCTTAAGTTTTTCGCACGAATTACATGGTCTATAACGAGACATATACCACCTATGAAAGGAACTCTCATGACCATCAATCTCACCAGTTTTACCTATGTCACCATCATCGCATTTTTGACGGGTACCACTCTCGCCGCCGTATCTGCAGCTAAGACATATTCCGATATGTACAATCTGCAGGTAACCGAAAAGATTGACCCGATGTTTGCGTACCAGCACAAGCATTACTGGAAGTTGTTCTGAGACACCGCCATACCTATATCTCAAGCCTATAACCCCTAACAAGGGTTATAGGTTTCGCATGAAAAACGGGTCCTATAATGAGAAGACACAACTCTGAAAGGAACTCTCATGTTCGAAATCATGGCCCTCATATTCATCGTCTTCATTGCCCTGTGGCCGATGAATAATCTGTTCAAATGGATGCTCATGCGACTACTTGTGATGTGATCTGAATTCTCATAGCCCGCAAGGGTTATGAGTTTTCGCAAATTTGACATGGACTATAATGAGACTACTACCAACAGAAAGGTCCATCATGTCCATTGTAATCATGCTGTTTATCGCCCTGATTTGCTTTCTGATGTACCGCGACTACAAGGCCGAACATCGTTTCTATCTGATTCGAGAAGCGGTCAACAAAGCTTGCGACAACGCAGATCCAGATCTGAACCACGATACTCTAGATGAGCTCATCACGGATATTTGGCACGCCATGTACGACTAGCTCACAGCTCATAACCCGCAAGGGTTATGGGTTTCGCATGGTTTACAAGGGTTATAATGAGAAGATACAACTCTGAAAGGATTCACCATGAACCGCGTCACCTCTGTTGCCCTCAAGACCCTCGAAGCTCCTAAGATGATTAAGAAGTACTACGAGCGTAAGAAGGCTGAACGATACATTGATCAGACAAACTCCGTAAGGAGCTACACTGATCTCAAGTCTCGTTTTTCCCCTTCCATCGCTGACAGTATGGACCCCATCTTTGCTGTGAGGCGTGCTAACGGCATCTTCGATGACTAGACTGTCATTTCCACATCCATCAACAACACTCCTCAATCTCATAGCCCATCATGGGTTATGAGTTTTTCGCACAATTTACAAGGGCTATAATGAGAAGACATACAACTCTGAAAGGAACTCTCATGAACCTCAAGCCCTCCACCCTCGCTTGCATCGCCCTCGGTTCCATGGCCACTTCGGTCGTCCTCTCCTTCGCCATCGTGAAGGGGATGGAGGCCTACTACGGTCCTGAATTCAAAGAGGCGTGCGAGATGATCAAGAACCCGCCCAAGGTCCACTGACCCATCCAGACCCAATCCAACTCACCCCTATAACCCCTAACAAGGGTTATAGGCTTTCACATAGAAGGAGCACTACAATGCGCAGACTCTGCAAGACATTCCGCCCGTTCGAACTTCGCGATATCTTCGAGCAGCTACAGCCTACTGGCTGGGCTGTCTACACCGAGAAGGTTTCGAAGGATGTTGTAGACCCACTCGTGGACTACATCGGTAGGTGGTTCGGTAGCCAGGAAGGAAGCTACCAGATCCATACGTCACGGGTGGTCGAATCCGTTCCCATCGGTCATATCAACAAACCGTACTATGTAGACGATCGGGCGATTACCGAATACGTTATCCCCGTCGGCGAATACGAGTACACCTTCAAGTACGAATGGATCGTACCGGAATCCGAGATCATCGATCCGGATCTGGTATTCCATGACGAAAAAGGTGTGAAACGGGTTCTTCGTTGGACTGATTGGGATCATCCCGCAGGAGGTCCTCTGGCGCCGACTGCATCCACTCACGTCTACCTACCTCGTCATATTCTGGCGGGACATGCACCCGAGGCGTTCGACGCGAATGTGTTGTTCGTCGACACGGATGAGGCGCTGTTCGAACTCGAGACTCAGGCCATGACGGCGCCTATTTTCGTTTGTCGTGTCAAAGGACTCTGAAAGGAAACCTCATGCTTACTCTCATTTTCCTCTTCCTCGTCGTGATGGCTTTTCTCGTCTTCATTGTGATCTGGGACGGGATCACCTCAATCATCAGCGGCAAGTTCCTCACCGGCGGTATTCTTGGCTTCCTTCTCGGGAAGCACCTCAAGGACCGTGAGGACAACAAGTGAGTAGCGATACTCTACTGTGGGTTGCGCTGGGGTTATATTGTCTAATCCCAGTTGCAACCATCTTTTACCTTCTGAATCGATAACTACCAAGGAGAAGCACATGATCATCGATTTCAAGACCTACGGCAATCTCGCCAAGGCATTCATCCGCAACAACTCTCAGGTTATTCTCGCAGCGTCTGCGCTCGCGGGGGTTATCAGCACGGCCATTACCTCCGGTAAGGCGCATGTCAAGGCGATGGATATTCTCCGTGAGGAGTTCCCTGAGGGTGGGTACAAGTTCACTGATGCTCTGCGTCTGACTTGGACCTGTTACCTGCCTGCGGCCATTTCCATCACGGCTACCTCCGCTGCCATCATCGGCGGTACGGTCCTTAGCGAGCGTCGTTACGCTGCTATGGCTGCTGCGTACACGGTCTCTCAGGACGTCCTCGAGAAGTACGAAGACCGCGTCAAGGAGCTCGCCGGCAAGAAGGGTTCGGACACCAGGTCGAACATCGCCAGGGATATTATCGAGGAGAACCTCGAGCGCCCGGAGAACAAGAGCGTGATCATCACGGGTGAGAACGTCCTGATCTCGGATTCATATTCCGGTAGGGTCTTCCCCTCTACCATCACCAAGGTCCAGAAGGTCCTGAACCAGATCAACTCTGATCTCATCAACGGTATTTCCTCGGTCTCTCTGAATGAGGTCTACCAGTGTCTGGGTCTCGAGCAGATCTCGATGGGTGATGAGCTCGGATGGTCTAATGGCACGACTATCGAAGCGGAGTTCACCCCCACAATGCTCGCAGACGAGTCTCCTGCACTTCTCATGGCGTTCAAGCCTGCTCCGGTCACTGACTGGTTTCGTCACCAGTACTGAGCCGCAAGAAAAACACGTCCTATAATGAGACATATTCACCAACTCTGAAAGGAACTCTCATGTCCAACAACCAGGAAAACGTCATCGAACTCGAAACCGTTATCGAGGATGATGCCCCCATCATTTCTTTCAACGTCCCCAAGATCAAGCGACTCGCTAAGAAGGCACTCCCCTACGCAGTTGCAGGCGTCGTTACGCTTGCCACCGCCGCGGTTGCCATGATGCTGAGCCCCGACGATTCTGAGGCCGCCGAAAGCTCTGAGGAGGCTCTCCCCGAGTTCATCGACTTCGAAATCGTTGAAACCCCGGTCGTTGAAGAGACGACTGAAGACTGAGTACTCTCAGCGCCTTAACCCCTAAACAGGGGTTAAGGTTTTTCAATTCTAGAAAGGAATCAACCCATGCAGAAGATCACCATCCAGTACGAAAACTTCGACGGCGAGACCGTCAGCGAAGACCTCTACTTCCATCTCAACGTCAAGGAAATCCAGGAGATGGAGAATTGGTCTCCTTCTCTGACTGAGCGTATCGCTCAGATCTCCAAGACCTCTGATGGTCAGGCTGTCTTCAACCTTATTCGCGATGTCATCGAGGCTGCCTACGGTGAGCGCTCGGAAGACGGCAAGAGGTTCGTCAAGAACCAGCAGATCAAGGAAAACCTTACGCAGGGTCTCGCATATGACGAGCTTATCGTCGGTCTCATCGACGGTTCCATCGACATGGACAAGTTCATCAAGGGTCTCCTCCCGACGAAGATCCTTGCGCTGGCTAAGAACTCGAGCGAGAACGAGAAGAAGGACCTCGAGAACTACCTGGTCGAGCACAACGTCGATCCGGAGTTCGCCGCTAAGGCCAGCGAGCAGTTCCAGAAGATTGGTGACTCGCAGGAGTAACTTGGGTCATAATGAGACCTAAGCAACTCTGAAAGGAATTCATATGGCCACGTTCACCCCTGCTAGTGTCGCTGGAATCGGCGCATCATTTTGTTCCGGTGTCGTATTTCGCACGGCTATCAAGACAGTTCTCGTTAGCGCAGCTCCGATTAACCCCGTAGTGAGTTTTATCGGTATCACCGCGCTTTCGCTGGCTGTCGAAGACCGCGTGAGTCGAACCGTGTCCAAGCTGGTGCAGCAGACCATCGACGACTACAAGGAAGCGTCCAAGAAGGTTTCTGAACAAGAAGAAGCCTGATCTCAAGCCCTAGGCCCTCTGTTATATTACAGGGGGCTTAGGGTTTTTCTTTTGAAGGAGTATCATGAACGTACCCACGAGACCCGAGGGTTCATATCCGGGTAACTCTGACCGTTCCAAGGAACGACAAGAGATCCAGCCCGTGGCGAAGGCCCGTGTCAAGCGGGAATCAACAGCCCGGAAGGTTGTTGGCGAGATTATCCGTGAGGATGCTCGTAGCGTCGGTGAGACTGTTCTCTGGGATGTCATCATCCCGACGGTCAAGAACCTTATTTCCGATACAGTCACTCGAGGAATCGAATCCATGCTGTATGGAGGCGACACCCGACCGTCGCGATCGAGGACATCATATTCCGACTACTCGGGATATTCTCGCCCTAAGAACAACCGTGAGCGCCCTTCTGAAAGGCGTCCTAACCGGTCAGCACGTCATGCAGAGCCCGAGCGTAACGAGATCATTTTCGACACTCGCTCGGATGCAAACGACGTCATCGATCGTATGAGCGATCTCATCGATCAGTACGGCCAGGTCTCTCTGGCCGACCTCAACGCTCTTATTGGAGCGTCTTCCAACTTCATTGACGATAATTGGGGATGGACCGACATGGGTTCCTTCAACGTTCGTCAGGTCCGAGACGGGTTCATGCTGACGCATGACGAACCCCAGTCTCTCAAACAGCGCTAATATCCACACTCAACTCTGAGAGGACATCATGTCTATTTTCCACAATGTTGCACGAGTCGTTGTCAAGCACGCCCCCACCATTCTCACGGGCGTCGGCACGGTTGGTCTTGTCGGTACTGCCGTTCTGGCGAGTCGAGCCACGCTGACCTACAAGGAGCTCATCGAGGATGAGATCATGGTCATTACCGATGGTCCTGAGCTCATGAAGCGTAATGAGCACTACACCGAAGAGGATTTCCGCAAGGATCGCATCGTCTGCTACTCGCGTATCGTGACGAAGACCATCAAGCACTACGGCCCTACTATCGCGCTCGGTGTCGCTTCCGTCGCGAGCTTCTGGTGGAGTCACTCCATCCAGTCCAAGCGTATCGCCGGCCTTGCTGCTGCGTACACCGCTCTGGACACTTCCTACCGCAAGTACAAGAAGCATGTCGCATCTGTCATCGGCGAAGAGTCGATGAAGAAGGTCGAGGAGAAGGTGCTCAACGACGTTGTCTTCACGGATGAACCGTTCGAGTACGACAAGATGGCCGAGTCGGTTATTCCGGAGTACTCGCCTTACGCTCGAATCGTCGATGAGACCTCCAGCGTCTGGGATCCCTCGGACGATATTACCGAGATGAACATCCACGCTCAGCTCCACTATATGAACGACCTTCTCCGCACTCGCGGATACGTCTTCCTGTCGGACGTCTATGACGCTCTCGGTATTCCTCGCACGCCTGCTTCTCAGGTTGTGGGTTGGCTCTGGAAGAAGGGCGACGGCGATCACTACATTTCCTTCGGCGATATCGAGGGTCACCGCATCCGCTTCTGGGACGACTCTCGTCGTCGTGAGGTTGCCAACTTCCTGCTGGACTTCAACGTGGATGGAGAGATCGTCAATGAAATCTGATATCTTTCTGTCGTTCGCTGCTGGATTCATTGCCGGCACGGCTGTTGCATATCTTCTGATCACCGATCGCCTTCAGCGAAAGATGGACCAGGAGATCGAAGAGCGTGTCGACGAAGTCGAGAAGAGCGCTTTCGAAGAGTACCGCGAGAACATCGAGTACATCACCAAGATGCACGAGAAGAAGGAAAAGCCGATCGAGTACGTTCCCAAGACGGAAATCTCCGATATTGAGATCCTCGATCCCGACACCTTCCACACGGGAGCTCTCGGCTATGAGTTCTTCGAAGTCGACTGCTACGTCAACAGTGGCGTGATCGCTGACGATGACGGGAACAAGTTCCCTCAATCTGCCGAAGAACTGATCGGTAAGGAAGCCATGGAGAGTAGTGGCGCCTATGGTGCCGATCCTCACGACGTGTATGTGCGGAACCACAAGTACCGCATGGACCTTCACGTCCACCTACTCGACATCGACTACGTAGAGGATGTTGATATCGAGTGATTAGCGGAGAGGGATATTTCGAATACCTTCTCCGACTGGTTGGCTCGGATTACCTTCGCGATCAATGCGAGGTCCTTCACGAACTACCATTTGAATGGTGGATCGAGTTGGACGGTAATCTCGAGTCCGACGGAAAAGCACTCCGCGGCTACTACGAGTATGAGACTGGTTACGTGTATGACGGTGACGACCCGATTTACGCAACCATGCTCGAAGTGCTCGTAGTACTTGCTCATCGAATGGACGCCACTATTGGTGGTAGGGATGATAGCCCCGCTACCGCATTTAGGGTTCTGATGAGGAACCTCGACATCAACTACAATACTGACAGCGAAACTATTAGCACTAAGGTTCGCGATATTGTAGAACGGAATTACGATCGGTTTGGCCACCGAGGTATATTCCCGAACCGTCGAGGTCTCATCGACCCGTCGGAGACGTCCCTTCTTGACCAACTCTCGTTGTGGTGCAATCAGGAGAAGTATATTATCTAGGAGAAGCAGTGGATTTCGTAACCCCGCGCCAGCGGGCTTCGAAGAATGGGGTTGTGGAGATCTACCCCGACTTCCGAGTCGCAAGATCTACCGATATCCTCGTTCAGGGAGGCTCATTCGTGGCTGTGTGGGACGAGGAGAAAGGTCTATGGAACACAGATGAGTTCCGAGTAGTTGAACTCATCGACAAGGAGCTTCGCGATTTTGCGAAGGAGCTTGAGGGTTCCTACCAAGGCGGTACGCGGTTCCAGTTCCTAGGGGATTACGCCTCTAAGAGCTGGACCGCTTATCGTAACTGGATTTCGTCCATGCCGGACACTACTCGTCCCTTGGACAGGAAACTCACATTCGCGAACACTGAGGTGCGGAAAGAGTCCTACGCGACTCGTCGACTGCCTTATGCGCTCGCGGAAGGATCTCATGACAATTGGGATCGTCTTATTTCCACACTGTACGACGAAGAGGAGCGCCGTAAGATTGAATGGTCTATTGGTGCCATTGTCACGGGTGCTTCGCGTACTCTTGACAAGTTCGTCGTACTGTACGGCAAGCCTGGATCTGGTAAGTCGACGCTCATCAATATTCTGATGCAGCTCTTCGAGGGCTACTACACAGCATTTGATGCGGCGTCCCTTGCAAAGTCCAACAATGCGTTCGCAGCATCGGCATTTAAGACGAACCCGATCGTCGCATTCCAGCACGATGGCGATCTGAGTCGTATCGACGACAACACTCAGCTTAACAGCATTATTTCTCACGAAGAGATGCAGGTTAACGAGAAGTTCAAGCCCGTCTATACGACTCGGATCGACTCATTTCTGTACATGGCTACCAACAAGCCTGTGCAGATCACGGACGCCCAGTCTGGCATCATCCGTCGTCTGATCGATATTTCGCCCACGGGCAACAAGATACCTCCTATGGAGTATCGAGAGCTCATGGACGGAATCTCCAGAGAGCTCGGAGCCATCGCATATTACTGTGCGGAGGTCTTTGAGAGCCTCGGTAAGACGTACTACAAGGACTACCGTCCTCTACAGATGATGTACAAGACCGACGTGTTCTACAACTTCGTCGAGGACTCATATTTCGAATTCGAGAGTGCAGAGTTCGTTACTCTCAAGTCGGCGTATGAGACCTACAAGACATATTGTACACAGGCGTCCGTTCAGTACGTACTTCCGCTTCACCGATTCCGTGAGGAACTGAAGAACTACTTCCAGCATTTCGAGGATCGTACTCGAATCGACGGTAAGCAGTATCGAAGCGTATATTCCGGATTCAAGAAAGACAAGTTCGCTCAGACGGAACTCGTTGAGAGTCCGGAACAGAAGTACACCATCGAGCTGAAGGAATGCCCAAGCGTCATCGACGAGCTATATAAGGACTGTCCTGCGCAGTACGCGAAGGATGGAAAGCCTGAAAAGCGATGGGATGACGTCACAACAACTCTGAAGGACCTTGATACTACAAAGGAACACTATGTTCAGATACCTGAGAACATTGTTGTTATTGACTTCGATCTTAAAGATCCAAGCGGTAACAAATCTCGTGAGCGAAACTTGGAAGAAGCGTCCAAGTGGCCTCCAACGTACGCAGAAACGTCCCGTTCTGGTGGAGGAATTCACCTCCACTACCGCCTGGGCGATCCAGCTGCCGAGTACACTAAGGAATTCTCTCCAGGAATCGAGATCAAACGATTTACCGGGAAGACCGCGCTTCGACGAAAGTACACCGTCTCAAACGGGCTACCGGTCAATTCGAATGCGCCAGAAGATCTACCAAGAAAGCCTCCGAAAGTGATCCGGCAAGAGGTAGTCAAATCGGAGCAAGCTCTTCGCAACCTCATCGCCCGGAACCTCCGTAAGGAGATCCATCCCGGGACCAAGCCGTCTGTAGAGTTCATTAAGAAGATTCTTGATGACGCTGCGGAGAGCGGTCTGGTCTATGATGTCACGGATGCGAGGAATTCCGTCATTGCATTCGCGATGCGATCGACGCACCACGCCCAGTATTGTCTGAAGCTGGTCCAGCAGATGAGGTTTAAGAATGACTCGGAAGATCCGGTGGCGCCCGTCGCAGACGGGGACATCTATTTCTTCGACATCGAGGTGTTCCCGAACCTCTTCGTGATTTGTTACAAGAAGCGTGGTTATAAGAACAAGATGCGTCTTATCAACCCTACTGCGGAACAGGTCAAGACTCTGCTAGGTGCCAAGTTGGTGGGCTTCAACAACCGTCGCTATGACAATCATATTGTCTACGCGTCGACATTGGGGTACAACAACAAGGAACTCTACATGGTCTCAAAGAGGATTATCGAGAAGAGCCCGAACTCTTATTTCTCCGAGGCGTACAACGTCTCGTACACTGACATCTACGACTTCTCTTCGAAGAAGCAGAGTCTGAAGAAGTGGGAGATCGAGCTTGGTCTGAAGCACCAGGAACTCGACCTTGACTGGGATCAGCCGGTCCCAGAAGAGTTGTGGGAGACGGTGGCAGATTACTGCGATAACGACGTGGATGCCACGGAGGCAGTATTCGAGCATCTCCAGGACGACTGGACTGCGCGTCAGATGCTGGCGCGTATTTCCGGTCTGTCGGAGAACTACTCCACGAACTCCCACACTTGTCGAATCATTTTCGGCAAGGAGAAGCATCCCCAGAAGGATTTCGTCTACACGAATCTGTCTGAGATGTTCCCGGGGTATCACTTCGACGGATTCAAGTCGACATATCGTGGTGAGGTCACGGGTGAAGGTGGCTACGTCTACGCAGAGCCTGGTATTTACCACAACGTGGCTCTACTGGACGTTGCTTCGATGCACCCCACATCTCTTGAGCAGTTGAACCTATTTGGTCCTTACACCGAGCGGTTTAGCGATATCAAGAAGGCACGAATCTACGTGAAGCACAACGAGCTGGACAAGATCAGTACACTCTTCAACGGAGAGCTGGTCCCTCTTATTCAGGACGGTGTGGACACGAAGGCTCTTGCCAACGCTCTGAAGATCGTTATCAACTCGGTGTACGGTCTCACCAGTGCCAAATTCGACAACCCCTGCAAGGACCCTCGTAATGTCGACAACATTGTCGCTAAGCGTGGAGCCTTGTTCATGATCGACCTCAAGCATTACGTGCAGGAAGAGCTTGGTTGTACTGTCGCTCATATTAAGACGGACTCGATCAAGATCCCCAACGCAACGCCCGAGGTTATTCAGGCAGTCGTCGACTTCGGTAAGAAGTATGGCTACGACTTCGAACACGAAGCTACATACGATCGTATGGCGCTCGTGAACGACGCAGTCTATATTGCCAAGTACGATGACGAGCACGGCGGCAGTTGGACAGCCACTGGTGCTCAGTTCGCCCATCCGGTGGTGTTCAAGTCCTTGTTCAGCAAGGAGGATATCAACCCGGAGGACTATGCTGAGGTCCGAGCAGTCCAGACTGCTATCTACCTCGATTTCAACGAGCACGAACCTGATAACCACTATCTGCATTTCGTGGGTAAGGTTGGAAAGTTCGTTCCCGTCAAACCTGGCTGTGGAGGAGGTATCGCTTTGCGCAAGAGCGCTAATGGAGATATCAAGGACGCGGTCAACGGTACGAAGGGTTATCGTTGGAAAGAGGCATCAGTCGTTCTAGGTCTCGACCATATTTCTGAGATCGACACTCGGTACTCCGAGGATCTCGTGGAGAAGGCTCGAGAACAGATCGAACAGTTCGGCTCTTACGAGGAGTTCGCAGCATGACCTCATTTATTCTAATGGGCATGACAGCCGCCATCACGTGGGCTTTGACGAATGCCTATTGGGCCGATAGGAACCAAACAGAGATCACCGATCTCTGGACTGCATTTTACAAGGAGATGCAGCAAGTCCACACGAAAGAAAGGACCCGAGTTGAGTCACTACACGCGGCAGAAGGAAGACCTTCGACGTCTGAACGACCAGGCTCTCGATATGTTAGACGAATTCGCAAATGAGTACCGTATTTCCGATGGTACGGTCTATGCCCTGCGCATGGACTTCGCGAAGGCGTTCGGCAAGCTGAGCGAGATTCACAAAAACAAGGGCGAGAACAATGGGAACTACGCACACCCAACAGTTGAGTGACGGAAGCATCTGGTTGAACTCCGGGTGGCATATTTTCCCAATTGACGTCGACCTCATCGGTGTCAGGCGTCAGATTGTTGCCGAGAAGAAGACCTGTAAGCATATGCGCTACGTCAAGGAGTCGTATGAGCTTTCTACGGTCCGCTCTCGCAAGGGTAACACCTACCCCACTCTCATCCATCGTCGTAAGTCCTACAATGTGCAAGGCCGGCGCGATGAGCAAGAATCCGTCGAGCGCTGTATTTCGGCGCCACTAACTGAGGACGACACCCTCACGCGGTTTCTGGACACCGCATTTCAATTCACATTCATCAACTGAAACCAATTCACGGAAAGAGGCCTATCATGGCAAACCCCCGACTCGAAAACATTGTCCTGTCCGACACTCGCATTTTCTTCCGCAACTTCTCGGGTCAGCCCGACAAGTACAACCGCACGGGTGCTCGCACCTTCGCTTGTGAGGTCCCGGCGGAGTTCGCAGCACAGATGGAGGCTGACGGCATCAACGTCAAGTACTCCAAGGATGTCGACGGCAACCCGGACCCGGAGCGCCCTTACATCGCTGTCAAGGTGCGCTTCGACGTCAAGCCTCCTAAGATCTACATGGTCGAGGATGGCGTCAAGACACTGCTGTCTGAGGACACGGTTGGCGTCCTGGACTCCGCGGATATTGTCCGCGCCGATCTGGTGATCACCCCTGTCTTCTACGACGTGAACGGGAACACGGGCTTCAGCAACTACCTGAAGACCGGCTACATCACGATCGAGGCCGATGAATTCGCCGATCGCTACGCGGATCTGGAGACGCGTTGAAATACGTCGTCTGGTACGATGTCTGGCTGAAGGGCGAGGAGAAGGACACTAGTCTTCCTTCTCGCCCAACGGTCTGGACTACTTTCGATACCGCGAAAGAAGCCCAGCAACATATCGCACGACTCGCTAATCGTGCATTTCTCGATGATCGAACCATCTCAATTACTATTTCCCCACAGGAGTAACTATGGAGGATGTCATCTGGAATGTCCAGGTCTGTCATGGCAATGACGACGATGGATATACCGAGAGCGCTGTCACATTCGACACGCGCGACGAAGCCCTCCAGTTCGTTGAGGATTATCTCGAGGAACTGGACGTCGCTTGTGAAACGCAGGCGGCCAACAATGGCGTTATTCGAGTCTGGAGTAGCGCCGCAAGCCAACTCATCGAACTGTAGGAGGTTCATCAAATGGCAATCATGAATCAGATCCAGGAACTCGAGGACGGTAGTGTTACCGTTCCGGTCTTCGGTCCGTCCACGGTCGACAACCTGTTCCGTCCCACTCTCCAAGCTCCCGACAAGGTCGGCTTCGAGGTCTCGTACCGTCGCGAGGCGGGCGAGTCCATGGGTGGTGACTACCGCCTGACAATTATGGTCGGTGACCGTCGAGTTGAGACGACCGAGCCGAACGATGTCGTCTTCGCAACCTGGTACCCGCGTGGTGGTAAGGGTTGGACGGAGTCGCTCAAGACCCCGCCGAACGATTCCGAGTCGGTTCTCAAGGTACTCGGTAACCCCGATTACCTGCAGACCGCGAAGGAGGGCACTCCGGCTTACAACGAGCTCATGAAGGGCTATAAGGCGGATTCCCTCTCCGCTTCGCCCCTCGGACCGATGTGATCTGAATGGCTCTGCATCTGCAAACCTGGGTCAAAAAGTCTACCGGCATCGATGTCGTGGAGGTCTCTCTGGAGGACTTCACCGATATCGTGGGGTGGGTTGGTCAGGGTGGCCGACTCACGATCCAGAAGTCGGGTCAGACACTCGTCGAGGTCTACGTCAACGGTGAGACCGCCTCGGTGGGGCATCTTATCGTGAAGGATGGCGAATCCTTCTACATCACCACCGAACCACAACTCAAGGAATATTACAGCAAGAAGTAAAGGATCTGAAGAAGCATGTCCGTTCGATTCATTTTCCCCAATCATCCGTACGTCGGATACAGTCTGCGTGACGTCGACTGGATCGCCGAACACCTTGCTGAAGGGTGGCATATCTCCGCTCAGCATACATGGGTCAACGGCGAGCCTGTCGTGGAACTCGTGAAGATTTACAACTCGGAAGGGGTGTGGCATTGGTTCCACTATCCGGAATCCCAGTGGCTTATCCTTACCGAGGACGGAGTCCCGTTCGATTTCTTCGCGTCACAGTTGGACATGGAGATGGCGGCTAAGGAGCTCGCCCACTTTCGTTCGGGCACGCTTGTGACGAACCTGATCAACATGTTGTGATGTTCCCAGGCCCTAGGCTCTCTGTCATCGTGCAGGGGGTCTAGGGCACATGGGTTCTATTTTTTCGAAGGAGCTATCATGGGTTGGACAACTCATTACAAATACCAAAACCTCCAGGCACATCCTGACGGTCGGGTTCGACTTACCGATTCACTGCGGGAGGTTCCATATCAGGACATCAACGGAACGCGTTACGTCAAATTCCGTCATAACGGTCGGGTGAAGACTAAGACGGTGGCATCGATCGTATTCGAGACATTCCGTAAGCGTCCTGTGGGGGAGGGTCTGTATGTCTGCCATAAGAATGGCGATTGTACAGACAACTCATTTCACAACCTCGTGCCTGGGGATCGTGCGTATTCGAGGAAGTCATATGCACGGAGGGACGAGAAGATCCTCGTCGATAACGAGAAGGAATTCGAAGTATTTTTCGACAGATTGGTTGACTAATGGCTAAGTTACATCCACACCAGGAAGAAGCCCTCAAGCGTCTTAAAAGTGGCAAGGTACTTGTTGGTGGTGTGGGATCGGGAAAGTCGCTTGTAGGCGCTTCCTGGGCCCTTAAACAGCCTAATTCCGGGGGTATTGTGGTGATCACAACAGCACGGAAGAGGGACAGCCTTGAATGGGTGGGGGAGTTTGCTATGGCAGGCTCCACAATGGAAGGAATCACGGTTGATTCATGGAATAATATTGCTAAGTATTCTGACGTTCGCGATAGTGTGTTCATTTTTGATGAGCAGCGAGTAGTAGGCTCTGGTAAGTGGGTCAAGGCATTTCTCAAGATCACGAAACACAACCCATGGATCTTGCTGAGTGCTACGCCTGGAGACACATGGTTGGATTATGTTCCCTTATTTCTCGCGAATGGGTTCTACAAGAACAAGACTGAATTCTACGAAGAGCACGTTGTGTGGGATCGCTTTGCCAGGTATCCCCGTGTCAAGCGCTTTGTGGCAGTTCACCGACTCGAGAAGTTGCGAAGGAGAATACTGGTGGACATGCCGGTGGCAAGACATACCGTGAGGAATCGTATTTACGTTCCTGTCAGGTATCGAGTGACTGAATACAACGAGATCATGAAGAAGCGCTTTGATCCGTACAAGGGAGAGCCTATCGCTAGTGCGGGAGAGCTCTGCTATGTTTTGCGGAAGTGTGTGAATCAGGATCGGGATCGTCTGGAGGCGGTCCGTAGTATTCTGAAGAAGCGCTCGCGGATTATCGTGTTCTACAACTTCGACTACGAGTTGGAGGCTTTGCGTGAGTTGTCTGACACGTGTGTCGTGAAGGAGTGGAACGGACACAAACACGAGCCGGTGCCGGATGGGGATCGGTGGGTGTACTTGGTGCAGTATGCGAGTGGTGCGGAGGCATGGAACTGTACTACAACAGACACGGTTGTGTTTTATTCTCTGAACTATTCGTGGAAGGTGATGGAGCAGAGTGAGGGACGTATCGATCGGATGAATACTCCCTATACAAATCTCTGGTATTACTTCCTCGAGAGCGAATCTGCGATCGATCAGAGCATCAAATCTAGCCTTGCACGGAAGAAGAAATTCAACGAAAAGGTGTTCGCAGACAGCTTTTGGGGCTGATTTGAACGTACTACTTGAACGTACTACTTGTGACACTTTTCTGTCACAAAAGTGTCACAGAAGGGATTTCTTTACCATTTCTTTACCTTTCGAGGGGTGTTGTGTGTGACTTTTCGGCCATTTTGTGACACTTTTGTGGCACAGTGTGACACTTTTTTTTGAAAAGTGTCACAGGGTTTTTCGTTGCAATTGCAAGGAAAAGTCGATGTCTGTGCCATTTGTGACACTTTTTTTACAATTAAGTATAAGAAAAAATTTACGTTTTGTAAAGGCTTGTGACCCCCTAGTGGCACACAAAAGTGGCACACGTACTACTCGAGTATCACTCCTATGCAAATCTCCGTGGTCGGGAGGAGACTGTATGGGTTCTGTTCGGTTCGTAACAGATTGTCATATTATCCCGACCAAACCATCTCAAAGGTTCTTCTGGGGTGTAGTATGTTCCAGACGCTCGCAATCTTGGGCTATAATAGGAGAGAAAGGCAAAATACGCCTTTTTCACACACAACACCCCAGACACCAGAAGGAGCAAACAGGTGTCATTGATTTTGGAATCTCAGTATCAGGCTGAGCTCATCAAGAAGCTCAAGCGAATGTTCCCTGGGTGTATCGTTCTCAAGAACGACCCGAACTACATTCAGGGATTTCCGGATCTCACAGTGATGTTCGAAACTCACTGGGCTGTCCTGGAAGTCAAGCGTTCCGCGAGCGCGCCGCTCCGCCCGAATCAGGAGCACTACGTCTCACATGCGCAACGCATGTCTTTCGGTGCGGTCATATATCCTGAGAATGAGGAAGAGGTTCTCCGTGCACTTTCACGACTATTCTTCTCTTAACGGAACGCACGCCATCTTGTCGGCTAGCAAGTATAGCTGGCTCAACTACGACTCTGAAAAGATGGCAGCCACGTTTCGTACCGCTCAGGCAGCAGCTCTAGGGACTCGTCTCCACGAGCTCGCTGCAGAGCATATTCGTCTTGGCATTCGTATGCCTCGAAACAATGCGACCTTCAACCGTTACGTCAACGACGCTATCGGTTATCGCATGACCCCTGAGCAAGTTCTCTTCTACTCGATGAATGCGTATGGCACTGCCGACGCAATTCATTTTGACGACAAGAAGAACTTCCTCAGGATCCACGACCTGAAGACTGGCGCTGGACGCGTGAAGATGGATCAGCTCATGATCTATCAAGCGTTCTTCTGTCTCGAATACCATATCTCGCCGTTCGACATTGAGAGTGAACTTCGCATTTATCAGAACGATGATGTGATGATCCACTCACCCGAAGCGAGTGATATTCGCTCCATCATGGACCGAGTTGTGGAATTCGACCAACTCATCGAATCGCTCAAGGAGGAAAGCATTGGTTGACGAACTCGCCCACTACGGTATTCTTCGTCGGTCCGGCCGTTATCCTTGGGGATCCGGTAAGGACAAGTACCAGCGCTCTGTATCCTTTCAGGGTATGGTCGCCGATCTCAAGAAGCAAGGCTTATCTGAAACGGATATTGCCAAAGCCTTCGGAATGACCACAACCCAGCTTCGAGCAACCAAGTCCATGGCTGCAAACGAGCGTAAGGCTGAAGAGGTGGCTCGCTGCCTCAAGCTGAAGGAGAAGAATCTTTCCAACGTTGCGATCGCTAAGAAGCTTGGTCTCCCCGAGTCTACCGTTCGTAACTACCTGAAGCCGAACGCTGATGCTCGCCAAGACGCTGCTCAGAAAACAGCAAAACTGGTAAAGGACGCTGTCGACAAACATCGATATGTTGAGTTCGGCTCGGGCGTTGAGTCTATTCTTGGAGTCAGTTCCACCCAGCTTGGAACTTCAGTGTCAATGCTGCAGTCTGAAGGCTATCGCGTGGAACACGCTCATATCAAGCAAGTCGGCACCAAGGAATTTACCAACATCAAGGTGTTGGTGGCTCCGGACGTCACTCGACGAGAGCTTATGGAGCACCTCGGGGATATTCACACCCTCGGCGTTGCAGTCAAGCCCGATGGTACCAAGCTTGGTTTGCAGAAGGTTGTTTCGCTGGACTCTTCTCGTCTCAAAGTCCGATATGCTGAAGACGGTGGTACCGCAATGGACGGTACAATCCAAATTCGGCGAGGACTCAAAGACCTGAACCTCGGCGAGGCCAACTACGGTCAGGTGCGTATTCCTGTCGACGGAACTCATTACTTGAAGGGTATGGCAATCTACAGTGATTCCATGCCTCCCGGCGTTGATGTCATATTCAACACCAACAAGTCTCGAGACACTCCGAAGATGGATACGCTCAAGAAGCTGAAGGACGACCCGGACAATCCTTTCGGTGCAGTCATCAAGCGACAGATATTCTACAATGATGGCGGAAAGGATAAACTCTCTCCGATCAACATTGTGAATGAGGAAGGCGATTGGAAGGAATGGAGCAAGACTCTGTCTTCTCAGTTCTTGTCCAAGCAGTCTACTCACCTGGCCAAGCAACAGCTCGGTAAGGCCGCCCAGAAGCGACACGATGAGTTCGAAGAGATCATGCGACTTACAAACCCTGCGGTGCGTAAGCGTCTCCTCGCTGATTTTGCTGATGGCTGTGATGCAGACTCGGTTAATCTGAAGGCTGCGTCGCTCCCCCGTCAGTCGTCCAGTGTTATTCTGCCAGTCCCCTCGTTGAAGCCCAACGAGATCTACGCTCCCAACTACCGTGACGGTGAGACCGTGTGTCTCGTCCGTTATCCTCATGGTGGCACCTTCGAAATTCCCACAGTGACTGTGAACAACAAGCACAAGGGAGCTCAAGCTATTTTGGGCAAGAACCCAAAGGACGCAATCGGTATCCACCCTAAGGTCGCGGAACGTCTTTCCGGGGCTGACTTCGATGGTGATAGTGTTACTGTTATTCCCGTCAACAGTCAGGTCAAGGTAAAGACATCACCACCACTTAAGGGCCTTCAAGGCTTCGATCCTAAAGCTGCATATCCTGGTTACCCAGGCATGAAGCAGATGGGTGAGAAGGAGAAGGGACGCCACATGGGAGTGGTGTCGAATCTTATTACGGACATGACCCTCGGCGGTGCGAGCGCTGAGGAACTTGCTCGTGCAGTTCGACACTCCATGGTGGTTATCGATGCCCCCAAGCATGGTCTGGACTGGAAGACTTCTGAAGCAGACAACGATATTCGTGGTCTTAAGAAGAAGTACCAGGGTGGAAAGGGTGCCGCTACCATTATTTCTAGAGCCCGTGGTCCTGTGTATGTGGATGAGATCCGCCTACGCAAGGCTTCGGAAGGTGGCTCCATTGATCCCACTACCGGCAAGAAGGTATATGTCAAGACAGGCCGCCAGTATCTTGATAAGAAGACTGGCAAAATTGTCAAGGCACAGACCAAGACCAAGAAACTTAAAGTCACTGAAGATGCAAGAGAACTTATTTCAGACGGCAACCGCCCCATGGAACAAATCTTCGCATCTTATTCCAATGACATGAAAGCCCTTGGTAATCGAGCTCGACGGGAACTTATTTCTACAAAGATCCCCCGCAAGAACCCAGAGGCTGCCAAGAAGTACGCCACTGAGGTTGAGGAACTCAAGTCAGCTATTAAACTGGCTTCTATGAACGCACCCCGTGAAAGGCAAGCCCAGATCATTGCTAATGCTGTGATCAAGGCTAAGACCGCTGACAGAGAAGTGTCTCCTGAAGAATATAAAAAGATCTCCAGACAGGCCATCTCAGCAGCCCGCCTCAGAACAGGTGCCTCTAGGAAAGAGTCCCTCATAGAGCTCACAGACAGGCAGTGGGAAGCCATCCAGGCAGGCGCTCTATCAGCCTCTGCTATGGAGGCCGTGGTTAGGTACAGTGACATGGAGAAGCTCTCAGAAAGGGCTATTCCTAAGGCCAAGACTACGGTCTCTGCTAGTGTAGCCAATAGGGCTAAAGCCATGGCCCGTAATGGTGCTACTACTAGTGAGGTAGCAGATGCTCTAGGCATCAGTACTAGTACTGTACTAGAGCTAGTGAGGTGAGGTGTCATGGCTCTACACTTGACAACGACTGACAATCCGTTCAGTCCTGTTGACGACTACGATCAGTGGTCGAAGTTCGATCGTGATCATGGCTACTACACTGATGCGTTAGTGGCAAGAATCGTTGGTCCAATTGACTTCGACCTACCTGATTCTGTGATTGACGATGCATTTGATGACGCTATTCGATGGCTTGCTGAGTGGAATCCGACAGGAAACTACTCAATTATCGAATAATAGCGACACCGGGGGGAGGGGTCTCGCAAATTACCCTCCCCCCATGCATCGCCGGCCTCTTTCATTTTTCCCCGCGGGGATATTTTGGATTCGAACCCTGGGTTCTGAGATGTCCTAGAGAACTGGTTGCTTCTTCCCAGTAGGATTTTTCAGAGTTGGTCCGCGCTCTAGGACGTCCCAGAACTCAGGGTAACTCTGTCGAAAGGAACAAGAACTCGTGGCGCGGAACAGTAAAGCCCCGCGCACTCCCGAAGAATCGGAGAATAGACTGATCAATCTCGCAGTGGCATTGGCCGAGAAGCAGCTGAGAGACGGAACGGCATCGCCTTCCACGATCAATCACTACCTCAAGCTAGCCGGCGAACGCGATAAACTCGAAAGAGAGAAGCTTCGCCAGGAGACAGAGCTCGTCAAGGCCAAGGCGGATAGCATTGCTTCCGCTGCACGCACTGAGGCGCTCGTTAAGGAAGCCGTCGAAGCCATGAGGAGGTACTCCGGTGGATCTGAAGACGTATTCTGAATGCATTGAGCTACCATCCTTCGAGGAACGATACCGATACTTACGCCTGACGGGCATTGTCGGTGAACAGACGTTTGCGCACCAGAGACATCTGAACCAAACGTTCTACACGTCTAGGGAGTGGCGCGACTTGCGTAATCATATCATCACTCGAGACCTCGGACGAGATCTCGCGTGTGAAGGTTACGAGATTTTCGATGCTGTGTACATTCATCACATCAACCCAATCACCCCCGACGACGTACTTCACCGAAGTAGGGCGCTCCTAGATCCCGAGAATCTCATCACTGTGTCCCTTGACACCCATAACGCGATTCACTATGGAACATTGGAGACGTCAAGGTTCGTCGGACACGTCCGAACGGAAGGAGACACCATTTTATGGCGACCCTACTCCAGAGCGTGAAGGACTATCTCGGTATCGAGGACGATGATGCTTCGTTTGACGACGCCATCACCAGTCATATCGATGTCTCGGTGTTTACGCTTGGTCAGATCATGGATACGACTCCGTCGTATACCGTGGATACCTACGCTAACGAGATCCCGAGTCAAATCCTCACGTACATCAAGCTTAGTACAAAGCTACTCTTCGATCCATCGGCCTCTGCCACGGTTCAGGACGCGCTCACTAAGGCCAAGAACGAACTCGAATGGAGGTTGAGCGTTGTTACCCCTTACATCTAATGAATTGGCGCATTACGGCGTCAAGGGTATGCGATGGGGCGTTCGTAAGAAGTCCAAGAGCAAACCTCGCAAGAGTATCTCGGAGATGTCTAATCAGGAACTCCAAGATCACATCACTCGTGGAAACCTCGAGAAGCAGTATAAGAGCCTTTACCAGCCTAAGAGTATGCCCTCGCGCATGGTTACCAAGTATCGAGAGAAGTTCGAAGAAAAGGTTACCAGCGCTGCTGCTCAAATGTCGCTTAACGCCGTGATGGCTGCCAGCGACTATGGCATGAGTCGGTTGAAGACTCCTGAATCACGCGTCTACACCAAGTATGGAGAGAAGATCTACAATGTCTACAAGAATCACATTCGTCGATGACGAACTCGCCCACTACGGCGTCAAGGGTATGAAGTGGGGCGTTCGCAAGAAACTGGCGGACAGGCGAGACCGTAAGGCTGGACGAAAAGCGGGTAAGCTTCATTACAAAATGATCAGCCCGTATAGCATTAGATCCGTCTATAAAAGGATGGAGTACCACGATTCCGCTAAAAGTCTGATCGATAGTCATAAGGGAAACGCAACCTTTATGGAGGGATACCGGGATTACGCGGCTAAGGTAATTAGACCATACAGTAATACCAAGGCTTCGTTCATACGCGCAAAAACGCCCGAGGAACGAAAGCGCGTTCAGAAGATGCTCGAAAGATCAGTTCGATACTATGAAAAGGACTTCAAGCAACGAATGCGAGACATCGAGCAAATCAATGCCGGAACCTATAAACCGAAACCAGGGGATTATGGCTACAAGAATAACGTTTAACGACGAGTTGGCCCATTACGGCGTCAAGGGTATGCGATGGGGCGTGCGTAACAGTCGTCCCGAAGGCGTTTCTCGATCCACCAACCGTGCCGCTAAGAAGGACGCCAAGGAATTCACTCGAGCCAAAATGTACTACGGCGAGGGTGCTGGAAATCGACGGAAGCTGATCAAAGCCAAAGTCAACCAGCGCTCTAAAGATCCATCGTACAAGAAGGCCTTCGACCACCACGTGGCCAATACCGATTGGGAAAAGCGCGGTAAGGAAGCGCGTTCTAAACGAGGTCGCGCTAACGCCGCAAAGGGTGCCGGCAAGGCCGCTCGGGGCGCTAAGAATGTGGCACTCGGGAATTACCGGAACGTCGGTGTTGGAATCCTGGCTACTGCAGCTCTGTTTAAGGGCGGTCAGGCTCTAGGTGTAATTCCAGCAAACTCGGTTATTAAAGACCGAGCACACTCTGTCGGTCAATCGGTATACAACAAGGTCCGAAAGACCAGTATCGACGGTATTCGCTCCGCCGCCAGGTGGGGTGCTGAACGAGAGCGTAAGAAGAATTCCCAATCCTCAGCGGGACGGGCTAATTTTAGTCCGCAATACAGGGATTTCTATGACGCACTTAGAGACGCTGGAATCAAGATCTGACATGTTGTCCAACACAGAAACTCCGAAATACTATGCGGAGTTTCGAGACGCAGTAATCCGAGGAGACATTCCTGTGTGTCAGGAAATCTCTAAGGAGATGAATAGGATCGATCAGCTGATCGAGAACCCTAGGTACTATTACGATAGTACAGCTATCGACGGCTTCATCGCTTACTGCGAATCGGAACTCACTCTGACGGATGGATCTCCAGTTCAAATGCTCCCATCATTTAAACTGTGGGCGGAGTCGCTTCTGTCATGGTTCTACTTCGAAGAACTAAGTGTATACGAGCCTTACGAAGACGGACATGGCGGACGTTATGTCACTAAGCGTATCAAGAAGCGTCTCGTGAACAAGCAGTACCTCATCGTCGCTCGAGGTGCTGCTAAGTCAATGTACGCAGCATTCCTGCACGCGTACTTCCTGAACATCGATCCATCCTCAACTCACCAAGTGGCCACAGCTCCTACAATGGCTCAAGCAGAAGAGACACTCTCCCCAATGCGAACTGCCGTTGCGCGAGCTCCCGGACCCCTGTTCCAGTTCCTCACAGTAGGTTCCCTACAGAACACTACTGGAAACCGAGCTATGCGTCAGCAGCTGGCATCTACCAAGAAGGGTGTTGAGAACTTCTTGAACGGTTCTCTTGTGGAAGTCCGTCCTATGAGGATCGACAAGCTACAGGGTCTCCGTACGAAGATCAACACCATTGACGAATGGCTCTCTGGCGACGTCCGAGAGGACGTTGTCGGTGCTCTAGAGCAGGGCGCGTCTAAGGTCGACGATTGGATGATCGTAGCGATCTCATCTGAAGGTACCGTTCGTAACTCCGTTGGCGATAGCATCAAAATGGAACTTGCGAAGATCCTCAAGGGCGAGTACTACGATCCTCACACTTCTATCTGGCACTATCGTCTAGATGATGTCAGCGAAGTGGGTAATCCAGACATGTGGATGAAGGCTCAGCCTAACATCGGGCGCACCGTTTCCTACGAGACCTATCAGCGAGACGTCAATCGAGCTGAGAACGTCCCCGAAGCTAGGAATGACATCCTGGCTAAGCGATTCGGCATCCCGATGGAAGGCTACACGTACTTCTTCACATACCAGGAAACCCTCCCGCAGCGACAGCGGGAGTTCTGGGGGATGCCCTGCTCCATGGGACTCGATCTCTCGCAAGGAGACGATTTCTGCGCCTTCACGTTCTTGTTTCCGCTAACTGCGGATAGCTTTGGCGTGAAGACCAGATGTTACATCTCTTCGAGAACACATCTCAAGCTACCGGGTGCTGCTCGAGAGAAGTATGAACACTTCATTCGGGAAGGCTCTCTGAGAGTGCTGGACGGTACCATCCTCGACATGATGGAGGTCTATGACGATGTCGTAGCGTTCATCGAAGAGAATGAGTACGATGTCCGATCGGTGGGCTTCGACCCGTATAACGCCAAGGACTTCATCATGCGATGGGGTACCGAACACGGCGAATACGGAATCGTGAAGGTCATTCAGGGCGCCAAAACAGAGTCAGTCCCTCTTGGTGAGCTGAAAGCACTCGCTCAAGATCGACACCTTCATTTCGATCAGGAACTCATGTCGTATGCCATGGGTAACTGTATCGTGATGACGGACACCAACGGGAACAGAAAACTCTATAAGAAGCGCGCCGATCAGAAGATTGACGCGGTCGCGGCAATGATGGATGCGCTAGTCGCATACAAGCTGAACCGCGATGAGTACGAATAGAAAGGAGGTGACATGGGTCGTCTCGCACACGCATGGAACGCGTTCATGAATCCCGAGACTACAGAGTCTCCTTTCAGTGTCGAACTCCGTTCCAGTGCACCAATGACGAGGGCACCTCTCAGGTATATTCCGCAATCCAACATCATCGACACGATTTTCAATCAGATCGCGGTCGATGTTTCTAAGATCGGTATCAGGCATGTTCGGTGTGACTACGACAATACGTATATGGAAGACCTGACAACGGGTCTGAACGATTGTCTTACGGTATCGCCAAACGCGGATCAGACCCCGAGGGCATTCATCCAAGATCTATGCCTTACCGTTCTCGAAGAAGGGGTTGCGGCCGTCGTACCGACGGAGTACTCCTCATCGCCAGTGGGATCGAACGCGTATGACGTATATACGCTAAGAGTTGGACGGGTGGCCCAGTTCAAGACAACGTCCGTAGTGGTCGATGTCTATAACGAACTTACGGGCAATCGCGAACAGGTCGAACTACCCAAGAGACTTGTATCGATCGTTCAGAATCCGCTGGGTGCCATCACCTCCAACAAGGGGTCACTGGCTTCCAGGCTGAGCTCGAAGCTTCGTATTCTGGATACGATCGACAACGCCGCCGCTGGTAAGAAGTTGGATCTGATCGTTCAGCTTCCCTATACCGTTCGCACCGAACGCCGTAAGGAAGAAGCTGAAAAGCGGATGAAGGATGTCGAGAGACAGCTTTCCAACGGTCAGTTCGGGATCGCTTATATGGACGCAGCTGAGAAGTTTACTCAGTTGAATCGCCCAGCAGAGAATAACCTTCTCGAGCAGATCAAATACCTGACGCAGCAGCTATACAACACGTTGGGTATGCCGGAAGCAGTGTTTAACGGCACCGCCGATGAGCAGACTATGCTTAACTACTATAATCGCACGATCGAACCTATCGTCTCTGAGATTACAGCTAGTATGGCAAAGACGTTCATCACAAAGACTGCGCGATCTCAAGGTCAGACGGTAAAATACTTCAGGGATCCATTCCAGAACGTATCGATCGCCAAGGTCTCTGAGATCGCACAGAGCATGGTCACTACCCAGATCATGACACCAAACGAGGTTCGTTCATATCTTGGACTTCCTCGAAGTGAGGAACCTGTCGGCGACTCGCTCAGCAACCCCAACATCAACCCAATGGGTGACGGCTCCGAACCACCACCCGATGAACCAATGGAAGAGGAAGAGAATGACGAATTCGTTTGATTTCTCAGGTTGGGCAACCAAGAACGATATTCGATGCAGTGACGGTAGGACTATTCGTCACAATGCATTCGCCGATAATGACGGCGATGTTGTTCCCCTGGTCTGGCAACATGGCCACGGGAACCTCGAAAACGTTCTCGGACACGTTCAGCTCGAGAATCGCTCGGAAGGCGTTTATGCCTACGGTTTCTTCAACGAAACCCCGGCAGCAGCCCATGCAAAGGAGCTTCTGAAGCATGGCGACGTAGACTCCATGTCTATTTTCGCAAACAAGCTCACCCAGAGTGGCGGAGATGTCCAGCACGGCAACATCGTCGAGGTTTCTCTGGTCTTGTCCGGCGCTAATCCCGGCGCCAAGATCGAAAACATCGCTCTCGCCCACGGCGATGGCACCTACGAAACTACAGATGAGGCATATATTATGACCGGCGAACACATTTCCCACGCATCTGAATCCACCAACTCGTCTTCGGGCGAGAAGACCGTCCAGGACATCGTCGATTCCATGACCGACGAGCAGAAGGACGTTCTTATGTTCCTCATCGGAAAGGCCGCTGAGGGCGCAACTGACTCCGACCAGGAAGGACCCGACATGGGACACAGCAACATCTTCGAAAATGCCGACGAGCCCAACGATGGCGACACCCTGTTCCACTCCGCGATCGTTGACGCGTTCACTGATGCTTCTCGTCGTAACGCCAGCTCGCTTCGCGACGTCTTCATGGACATCGCAGAGTCCAACGGCCTCTCGCACGCCGACATCGCCCACGCCGAGAAGACCTACGGCATTTCGAACATCGACCTGCTGTTCCCCGACGCCAAGAACCTCGACGTCCCGCCGGCCTTCATCGACCGTGACCAGTCTTGGGTCAAGCCTGTCCTGAACGGTACGCACCACACGCCCTTCACCCGCATCAAGTCGATGCAGGCTGATATCACGGCGGATGAGGCCCGAGCCAAGGGTTACATCACCGGTTCGCGCAAGAAGGAAGAGGTCTTCAAGCTTCTGAAGCGCACCACTGGTCCCACGACGATCTACAAGAAGCAGAAGTTCGATCGTGATGATCTGCTGGACATCACCGACTTCGACGTCATCGCCTGGGTCAAGGCGGAGATGCGCAACAAGCTGGACGAGGAACTCGCTCGTGCGATCCTGATCGGCGACGGTCGCTCGAACTCCGACCCGGATAAGATCAATGAGGAGAATATTCGTCCCATCCTCAAGGAGGACGACCTCTACTGCATCAAGAAGGATCTCGGCGCCGGTAAGTCTGTCGACCAGATCATCGACGAGCTCATCCGTGCTCAGGACGACCTGGAGGGTACCGGTACCCCCACGCTGTTCTGTGCCAAGTCCTTCGTGACCGACATGCTCCTGCTCAAGGACAAGATGGGCCACTACCTGTACCCGACGAAGCAGGCGCTCGCGGATCGTCTTGGCGTTACCGCCATTGTCGACGTTCCTCAGATGAAGGGTCTGAAGACCGGAGCAGCGAACGACAAGGATGTTCTGGCCATCATCGTCAACCTGTCCGACTATAATGTCGGTACGGACAAGGGTGGCGAGGTCACCATGTTCGACGACTTCGACATTGATTTCAACCAGCAGAAGTATCTGCTGGAGACGCGCGTCTCGGGCGCGCTCACGAAGGTCAAGTCGGCCATGGTCGTCACCGGTAAGCCGGCTCAGGCTGCCTGATGAAGTTCTCCGGGCAAGTCGGTATCGCCACAGAGTGGGAGATGTCACCCGGAGTCTTCGTAGAGTCCATTGAGCCCAGGAACTGTCGTGGAGATCTCATCCGCCTTAATAGGCGTATGAATACCACTCCCGTGGTTCCTGGGCTCTCTATGGGTAACACATTCTCATTCATCGCGGATCCATATATACTTGACAACTTCCTCAACATTCGATACGTCGAATGGCGACATGTCAAGTGGGCCGCCACCTCAGTTGAACTTCAGCCGCCTAGGATTCTAGTCACTGTCGGAGGACCCTACAATGCGTAGAGACTTTCACAATCGACTCGAAACTCTAGGCTGCCGAGCCTACTTCCAACCCCCGTCAAACGTCTCAATGGGATACCCATGTATCGTTTATGAGCTCGACCGGATTGTGAAGAAACGCGCTGATAATGGCGTATATCTGAAGACTCGGCGCTACCAGGTGAAGCTCATCAC